GACGGATTGAGCTGCGCGGTGCCGCTGTAGCTACTGTACCACGACCCGGACCACTCGTCCTTCAGCTCCAGCAGCTCGCCTGATGTATTGTCTCTGATCGACTCCATCGCGGCGAAATCGGTGGGCATCGTGATATAGGGCGCGTCGATATTCTGGGTGCCAAACGTCACCATGCAGCGGGCGCGCAGGGTTTCCGCGATTTCGGTCTCGACCATCGACACCCAGCCGGGGATGAGCGACGCGATGTCGCGACGATTAAGCCACGCCATCACGTCGTCCTGCAGCCGCTGATAACTGTTCGGCACTTAGGGACCCGTTGTGGACACACCACCTGGTGCGGGCTCCATCGGGGTGATCGGCTCCTGCTGGGCGGCCACGACCTTGGCGTCGTAGTTCGCCTGCCCGGCCGCGAGTGCGTCAGCCTGTGCGTCGTCGCTCGCGGGGTAGAGGCGCATCAGCAGCACCTTGTCGATGTCGGTGAACAGCACGGGCGCGGCACCTTTGGTGTCGGGCGTCTGCTGCACACCGGCTGCGGTGGGCGACGGCGCCATGGTGGCGAGGGTGGTCGGTGTGTCGGTGGTTGGCGATGCCATTACAATTTCCTTCCGTCGTCCACTCTGAAGACCCGGTTGTCACGTTCGTTGAGCCATGCGGCGAAGGCCTTCGGATCGTTGGCCACGCCGGTGCGTCTGAGCCGCGCCATGACTTTGGCGGGGATGCGGGCGACGTGGGTGACGTCGCGCCGCACCGTGCGATCGAATTGAGCCGCCTGCCGCTTGTTGACCTCGATGAGGATCGACGGGTCGTGCTGACACACGATCAGCGGCAGGCCGGTCTCGCTGTCGGTCGTGACGCGGGTCAGCGACCGACTGGCCTTATCCCAGACGCGATAGAGTTCAGGCATTAAGGTTTCACCTTGTGGGCATAGTAGCGCGCTAAGGATCGCTCCTTATTGCACTGTCGGCAGGTGCGCATGCCTCGATAGGTCAGGGTATTCTCTGGCGTATATTCATGCCCATTCGGGCAATGCGTTTTAAGAGCATTTAAGGACGCCCGCCCTTTGAAGCGACCTTTATTCACCATGTCGGTAACGTTGTCCTGCTGTGACCCGAGAAAGAGATGCGCGGGATTGCAGCATGCTGGAACGTCACAGGTGTGACAGACGCTCATTCCTTCAGGAATTGGTCCGTTAGCCTCTTCCCATGCCAACCGGTGAACTCTGACGGATATACCGCTACGCCGGATTTGACCATATCTATCGCTATCCAGCGATCCAGTGAATATCCAGCAACCATCAGCCTGCTTCACCAATCGATCCTGCCAGGAAGTCGGCGAAAGTCCCGGTGGCACAAGGACCAAATGAGCTGGATTGCAACATAGGGCAACGCCGCAGCTTTGAGTGACTCTCAAATCTTCAGGGATGGGACCATACGCCTGCTCCCATGCGGCCCTATGGACCTTGATCCTTCGGCCACCGACTAATGCCTCCGGGTATCCGTCATTGACTGCTCCTTCCCACAGCCAACAGCCGGAGTTCGGCTCAGGGATAATACGAGATTGCCAGGGGATCGCTTTCTTGCTCATCCCTTCGCTGTACACACAACCCGCCTGGCAATCAATAGTCATTGCGATTACGTCACTGATTGAGGTCGGCTATCCACGCATGCGCTTTCGGCGCGGTGGGCCTGAGCGTGCCTTCCCAGATCACGCCGCCCTGGGAGTTGTCGCCGGTCTGCGCGTACGACTGCTCGACCATGTCGCGCTCGGGCAACGGCGCCAGCTCGATATAGTCGGTGTCGACCAGCAGGATCTGGTGGGCTGGCGTAAACCTGTCAGGCGTCAGCTGCAGATTCCCGAAGTCCGTCCTGAACACGTCGACCGCGCCCTGGATCGTCAACTCCTCCCGTGGGCTGACGCTGACGATGTTCTGCGCCACAATCGCGTTGTTGGTGCCACCCTGGCTCAAGGTCGCGAAATAGAGCTTGATGCTGCCCGACATGATCCCAAGATTGGGCTTGCCGCCCGCATTCCAGCACGCCTGCATCGCGACCTGTACGCTATTCAAGTCCAGATCCCACGCAGTGCCGACCGTCCCCGCGTTGGAGCCATCACCGATCGGCATCACGCCCGCACCAGCCCCGCGCTTGCCCAGGTTGCAGTAACAGGGCAGGCCAGACATGTGCCTTGGGTCGGTGATGGTCCTTACCAGCGGGGAGGTGGTGATCAGCTCGAGGTCACGTTTTACTTCCATGCCTCGCAATACAATCTGGCGATTATACTCGTCCTCGCCCCCGACAACATCGACAACCCTCAGTGTATTAGAAACACCCACTGTCCTTGCAAGCAACTGACAGACATTATTCAGCCTCACCGGCTTCAATACCGCCTGCATAACCGCAGTAAATCCCTCCGGCTGAGCGTTGTCAGCCGCCGGATTCATCTCCTGGGTCACCCATTCGCTGAGGACCTGTTTCGCTGGCGATCTGGTGCAAGCGGAGACAAAAGGAGTCTCGTCCGGATCAATTCTGTAGATCAGGTCTTGCAGATCCTCATGCACGCCAACGGCCGCAGTTTCTAAATACGTGCTGGCGGGCGCAGATGACATCGGGGGAACAGCCACGGCAATACTCCATTGCATGCGCGCACCAACCCAACTCAAGGCGCGGGGCGCGCGGTTGAACCACTAGATTTTGGTTCGCAATGGAGTGACTGCTGACGCCTCAGGTCACTTACGGGTTGGTGCGAGCACTCCCGCTCATGGCCAGATCCGCTTGGTCACGGTTGCGACGGCACGGGGCGCGGGCGAGGTTGGTGCAAGCACTCCAGCCCGCGTCAATACAATTGTTAAGCCTCTCGCCTGGCTTGCGCAAGGGGTGCCTCGCGCTCGAGGACGGCAACGCCGCTGTTATAGGCGGTCAGCCTCCAGCCATCGGCCGCGTAGCCGTTCAGCTTGGTGGTGGCCTGCGCGAAGCTCGCCTCATACGGCTGCACCACCAGCGGGACGATCAGATACTCGAACACGGCGCGCGGGGTTGCTGTCTCGCGCGTGTTGCGATGATGCGGCTGCTGCGCCATTACCGGCTCCCTCCGTTCAGCGGCCGCCGGGCCGTCAGCACCGCAGCGGCGTTGCGAATACTCGGCCTCGCGTCAAAGGCGGCCTGCGCGTTCGCGACCGACGCGGCTGCGGCAGGCGGCGGCGGCAGGCCACGCACCGGCGCGGTCTGTATCCTGGGGATCGGCGCCACTGTCTTGGCACCCGCCAGCATCTTGTCCCACTGATACGCTTTCATCATCGTGAGCAGGTGCCTTGAATCCACCAGGCCGCGCAGCTCATCCCGCGTGTATCCCACCTCAGGATTGGTCGCCCACTCCACGATCTCGCTCTGCCATTTGCCGCGCGTCTCCGGGTTGCCCCAGCCGGGAAGCTTCTGCGCCAGGATCTGGTTCGACTGCTCCACCTGCCGCTGCATCGCCGCGTTCATCGCCTGCGCGTTCATCGCCTGCAGCTGCCCCAGCCGCTGCTGCTCGGCCTGCGCGTGCTGGTAGGCCGCCAGCTGGCGCAGATACGCGGCAGGGTCCGTCGCCGCCAGCTCCTGTGGCGGCATCGGCGCGCCGTTGATCTGCTGCTGCAGCCTCTCCAGCTCCGGCTGCAGATACGGCACCACAGACGCCAACGCCTCCTGCTGCGCCTGCAACGAACGCTGCTGCTCGGCCAAGGCCTGCGTCTTCCTCGTGTAGTCCGTCGCCTGCCCGATCGCAGCGCGCAGCTCCTGCGGCGTATACCGCCGACCGTCCATCTCAAAGCCCGGCAGATGCTCCGATGGCGGCTGCTCACCAGGCTGTTGCTGCTCCATGTGCTCGGGCCGCAGCCCCAGCGCTTCCGCCATCTGATCGGCCGCCGCCGGGCCACTGCGCGGCTGCTGCTGCGCCGCTGGCGGCGCTTGGACTTGCGGCTGCCCGCGCAGCTCCTGCTTGTGCTGCGCCAGGCGGCGCGCCGCCTCGCTCGCCGACAGCGGGCTGTCGGTCAGGGCAGCAGGCGGCCGAACACCTTCCGGCAACGGCGCCGCTGGCGCCTCAGCCGCTGGTGCTGGCGCAGTCGTCGTCTCAGACATTCGCTACCACCGCCTCAGGCTCGGGCTCCGCGCCGCCGTTGACCTGCTCGCGCTTCGGGGGCCGCCCGCGCTTCGGCCGCGACGCCCTGACCGCCCTCGCATGCGACAGCCGCTCGGCATCCTCAACGCGCCGCCGCTCAGCCTCCACAACCCCCTCAAGCTGACTCATCAACAGCGACCACGCATGAGACACAGCCGCTACCATGTTGGCACGAGGCACCGGCTCCATCGGCAACGGGACAATGATCTCGCCCCTAAATTCTTTCCCCTGCATCAATATTCCCGATCGCATCATGTCCTCTGCTTTGCCCGATATTTCCGATTAGCCAGCGCATGACACTGGCAACAGACGATATACCCCTTCGGGTGCTGATAGATATTCTCGGCTGTGTATTCATGGCCTTGCGGGCAGTGGGTTATGGCATCAACCCACGCGCTGTCTGGCCTAAGCGCCCGACGTAAATTCGTCCTGGGTGGAACCGCCTCCAGATGGTCTGGGTTAATGCAGCATTTGACGCCGCAAAGATGGTCAACATGCATTCCCGCTGGAATTGGACCTTTGACTAGTTCGTAAGCCGTACGATGACCAAGATAGGTGCGGCCATTCTGCTTGCCGCCACGCATCCTGCCCCATGATGCATATCCCTGTTTGATTAACGCGCCTTCCCAGATCCAGCAGCCGCTGAAAGGCACTGGAATACAGCGCTCAAACAACCAGTCTATCGTTACCTCACTCGAATAATCTACCACGGCGCTCCGCCTCCTGCAGCATGAACGCCGCCTGGATCCGGCCCTCCAGCTCGCCCCGCACCGCGTCGATCGCGATCACCAGCTGCCGACCCTGCTCCCGCGTCGGCGCGTCCTGATCGTAGACACAACTGTGCAGCGCCTGGGCGCGAACGACGTCCAGCACACTCTTCAGCGCCGGGTCCTGCGCCAACCGCTGCGCATCCAGCGCCGTCATCCGGACGTCGCGCAGCTCCGCATCAGATAACGGCCGGTCACTCACCTAACAGTGCCCCGACCGCTCCGCGTCTGCTTGCTCAGCACCGCTTGCGCCACCTTGCTCGTCGGCCGCGCCTTCCCCGCACCCGCTACCCCGCCAGGCTTCGGATTGTTCTGCCCAGAGGCCGTACTGATCGTGCCGAACGGGTTCTGCTTGGTGTCGTTGCCCGGCCGATACTTCTGACTGCCCGCCATATCGCTCTCCTCTGTTCCTGAACCGCCGCCACGGCGCCCTGAGCCTCATCGCTGCAACAGCGGTAATCGCGCCGCAGGC